TGATTCGGAATATCAAAACGACCCGTTAAGCAGTGATGACGCGATTTTTGCGAATGCCATTAAATATTGGACGGAACTGCCGTCCGATTTGATTTATTTCGGGGCGGTTGACCCGTCACTCGGTAAAGCGGGCGCGAGCCGTGACCCATCGGCGATTTTAGTGGGTGGTTATCAGCGTGCCACAGGTAAATTGTATGTGGTTGAAGCAGCAATAAAAAAACGATTACCGGATTTAATCATCGAGGACACTATTCGACTGCATATTCAGTATAACTTCCTTAAATACGGTGGCGAATCTGTTCAATTCCAGGAGTTTTTGAATTCTGAAATTGTAAAACGTTCGGCGCAACGAGGTCACCCAGTCCCGGTTGTACCGATAAAGCCGAACACAGACAAAATGTTAAGAATCGAAAGCTTACAGCCGCATATGGCAAATGGACTGATTTTATTACACCCGTCACAGACGACTTTAATAGCTCAACTACGGCATTTCCCAAAAGCCGATCATGATGATGGCCCAGACGCACTTGAAATGTTGTGGAGTCTAGCAAGGAAGTATTCCGCCCCGATTGAGTGGATAGGCTTAAACGATGAAGACTTGGGGCATGATGAATTTGAAGCGGAAGATGATTTATATAGCATTTGGCGAGGTTAAACATGAAATTTTGGGAAAAATTTAAGATATTGATGGGGGCGAAAACCGAGCCAACCCAAACCGACGAGGCAATGGTGACGGCAAATGGGCGCATTTTATCCGACCACCCGAGCAACCGCATCACCCCGTCAAAGCTGAAAAGCATTTTAGAAGACGCGGAAAACGGCGATATTACGGCACAGCATGAATTGTTTATGGACATCGAAGAACAAGACAGTGCCATTGCTGCAAATATTCAGACGCGCAAACGGGCGATTTTGACGCTGGATTGGCGCATTGCTGAACCACGTAATGCGACACCAGCGGAAGAAAAACTGCAAACCGAAATTGACGAGTTGTTTTACCAATATCCAAACCTTGAAAACCTGCTTATGGATATGATGGACGCAGTCGGGCATGGTTTTTCCGCTCTTGAAATTGAGTGGAAATTGGAAAACGGTAAGTATATTCCGCATAACTTTATCCCACGCCCACAGTCTTGGTTTAAGTTAGATAAAAATGACAATTTATTGTTAAAAACGCCAACCAATACCATGGGCGAACCATTAAGACAGTTCGGTTGGGTGGTGCATTCGCACAAGTCACGCTCGGTGCAACTGGCACGCATGGGCTTATTCCGCACTTTGGCGTGGCTTTATATGTTTAAGCATTATTCCGTGCGGGATTTTGCCGAATTTTTAGAGCTTTACGGTATGCCGATTCGCATTGGTAAATATGGCGCCGGTGCAACCAACGAGGAAAAACGAACACTCTTACGTGCACTTGCACAAATCGGACATAACGCCGCAGGGATTATGCCTGACTCTATGACAATCGAATTGCATAATGCGGCAAATACTGGTGCGGGGTCGGCAAATAACCCTTTCTTGCAAATGGTGGACTGGTGCGAAAAATCCATTGCCCGCCTGATTTTGGGGCAAACGCTCACGTCAGGCGCGGATGGTAAAAGCTCAACCAATGCATTGGGCAATGTGCATAATGAAGTGCGCCGTGATTTGTTGGTGTCTGACGCTAAACAAGTGGCGCAGACTATTACACAGCAAATCATCCTGCCTTATTTGCAGATTAACGTTGACCCAAATATTGCTTTGCACCGAGTGCCGTATTTTGAGTTTGACACCAAAAAATACGACGATTTAAGCACCTTTGCCGACGCTATCCCAAAACTGGTGAGCATTGGCGTGCAAATCCCCGAAAAGTGGACACGTGATAAGCTAGGCATCCCGGAAGCACAAGACGGTGAAGTGGTTTTAAAAGCCGTTCAAAGTGATTTTAATCCCGATTTAAAAACACCGGGGAAATCTACCGCACTTTCTGCCCACGTAGTGGGTTGTCAGTGCGCGGGGTGTTTGGGTAAAGGTGCGCACGTGGCGTTGTCTGCTGGCAATAACGGGGAGACGGAGCAGGATTTGTTGGATAACAGTTTAAACGAGGCGTTAAATGTGATTGACTTTAACCGCCAATTAGACCCTGTGGTGCGTCAATTAGCCGTTGCATTAACCGCATGTAATACCTATGAGGAAGCAAGTGATAAATTAGCTGAAATTTACCCGGATTTAAATAACGCAGAACATCAACGTTATCTGACACAAGCCGTCTTTTTGTCTGAATTGTTGGGAGTCAGCAATGCCAAGCGTTAATTTCGTTTTGGGATTAGAACCGAAAAAAGCCATTGAGTTTTTAAGGGATAAAAAGGCCATATTAGGGCATTTTGATGAAGATGCTTTAATGGATAGCGCTCGAGCAAAAGCAACGCGTATCGCCAATTTATCCAGCCTTGAGATGAGTAAAGACATCTACCAGTCTTTAGTTGATGCACAGGCACAAGGCTTACCTTTTAGCGAGTGGAAAAAAGGAATTTTTGAACATTTTAAGAAAAAAGGATGGATTGCCGGGTATGACAAAGAATATTTGCTTGCAGATCCGAAAACCGGTGAATATTTTGGCTCACCACGTCGATTAGAGACGATTTATCGCACCAACATGCAATCTGCCTATTCTTCTCAGCGCTATGCCGAAATGAGAGATAACGCAGATAATCGACCTTATTGGCAATATTCGGCAGTAAATGATGATCGCACCCGCCCAAGTCATTCTGCTATGCACGGTTTGGTTTATCGCTATGATGATCCATTTTGGGCGACATTTTACCCACCCAACGGATTTAATTGTCGATGTTCGGTCATTGCATTAGCCGAGCGTGACATTAACCGCCGCAATCTGGTCGTTGGGGATAGCACAGATCGTTTGATTGATTACGACCGAAAAATCAATGCCACCACAACGGAAAAAACGACCGCATTTAAATTGTCAGATGATAAATGGATTATTACGGATAGAGGCTTTGATTACAATGTCGGACGAACCGTATATAAACCTAATTTATCGCTTTATCCTGAATCATTAGCACACCAATTTGCTAAACGTGAAATGGGCGGCGAGGGCTTTAAATTTGATTTTAAACAGTTCGAAAAAGAATTCTCGCCTTATGTTGATGATTATAAAAAGCTAAAAGGCAAAAATGAGCGTGAGGCATTTTTAAACCCGATTCGAGAACGGTTTAAAATGGACTATAAATTTATTGCTGGTGTGTTAAACGAAGATACCAAGCGGCAAATTAAAACTGATTTATCCACAGTTTGGCTTTCGGATGACTCATTAATTAAACAAATTGCAAATCGTTACGGGCAAGATTTTGATTTTGATGACTATGCGCGGTTGCCGGACGTGTTATATAGCCCTGACAAAATAGAGCAAGACGGTAAAAATACGTTTAAATTTTACAAAGAAGTGGATTCACGGCGATTAATAGCTGTCATTAAAGTGCTTAATGGTAGCAATGAGATTTACTTGACATCGCAACACTTAGCAAGTGATCGACAATGGCGAAAAGCGTTTAAATAGATATGTCGCCCGGTGGGACTCGAACACCCCCACACATCAATCCCTGCTCCAATAGCATTCGTTCGCAGTTTTCGAGATTCGCTGCTACGGGCGACTAGAGGCACTATAACATGATAGAAGTAAAAATCAACAACGAAAAAGAACTTATCCACGCATTATCACAATTAGCGCAACATGTGAAATATAATGCGCCGCTTATGCGTACGATAGCGGGTACAATGCAATCTGCAGTTGACCAAAACTTTGAAGCCGGTGGGCGTCCTGCTTGGCTTGGTGTGAAAAGTCGCCCTGACGGAAAACCATTGATTGATAGCGGTGCATTAAGAAATAGCATCCATTCCAGCTGGGATAACAACGAAGCGCAGGTTGGGACAAACCTAAAATATGCGGCTATCCATCAATTCGGCGGAAAAACCAGTCCGCATAAAATCAAACCGGTCACTAAAAAAGCCTTGGCATTCGGAGGAATTGTCAGAAAATCAGTAGATCACCCAGGAAGTGATATTCCTGCCCGCCCATTCTTGGTTTTAACACCACAAGACGAGGAGGATATTTTAGAGGATGTGCAAGCCTATTTTCGGAGTGTAGTTAAATAAAACATAAAACCGCCCTAAATCGTGCGTATTTGCATTTTTATGATTGTAGGGGTGATTTATCGAATTAAATTTTTTAAAACGATTTAAAAGGATTTAAAAAGGTTTTAAAAATAGTTTAAGATTAAATGCAACATCCAATTTCATTTTTTCAAAAATTCTAACCTAGAGGGGAGTGAGGAAGTCGCTCCCCTCTTTTCATTTTTTCCAGTCCGTTATTCTGTTATCCGCTATTAAAGAACGAGGATAACAAACGATGCACATTAAGCCGATTGCGTTAAGTTTCGCGCTTAACAAAAAAACAAATGGGCGTATTCAGTTGTTCCCCTTTGGTCGTTTTTATTCGCAAGATGGACGCACCGAAGGTGCAGGAGGCTGGTATGTAGATGACACTAACGGCTACGCTTTGGCTGAAGATATCAATCAGCTAAAGATTAAGCTCATGATCGACTACGAACATCAAACCCTATTTATTGAGAAAAACGGCAAACCTAACCCTGCCGCAGGTTGGATGGAAACGGCGGAGTATATTTCCGGTGAGGGCATTTTTGTCGATGTAGATTGGACAAAAAAAGCCCATCAACAAATTCGAGACGGGGAATATCGTTACATTTCGCCTCTGTTTTTGACTGAGCCGGACGGCAAGGTAACGAAAGTGCTGAATGCAGCATTAACCAATCGCCCTGCTTGTCATGACTTGGCAGAAGCTGTCGCCTTTTCATCCCAATTTAATCAACATCAACACAAAAAGGACAATTCCATGCTGGAGTTATTACGCCAATTATTCGGCACGCCGGAAGCGACCGAAGACGAAATGAAACAAAAACTGACCGCACTTTCTGCGGCTAAGGGCGACAGCCCGGTGGCACTCAGTGATGTGTACGGTAAGTTAAAAGAAAAAGACGGTGAAGTCGTCGCTTTAACTGCGAAAGTCGGCGCAGAGCCTGACCCGAGCAAATATGTGCCGTTATCGGCAATGAAAGATGTGCAAGACAAACTAAACGCGTTAAGCGCGCAAGTGCATGGCGATAAAGTCAATGACTTGATTAAAACCGCATTATCTGACGGGCGTTTATTGCCATCACAAAAAGAATGGGCGGAAAAATTAGGTAAATCCGACATTACGGCCCTTTCTGATTATTTAACTGTTGCAACGCCAAATCAAGCTTTAGCTGGCGGTCATCAAGCGAACGAAGACCCGAATAAAGACAATGTGGTGGCATTAACCGCAGAACAACAAGCCGCAGCCAAAATGCTTGGCATGACAGATGCGGATTACATTAAAAAATATCAGTCTCAGGAGGCTAAATAATGTCAATCAATAAAGCACAGGTGTTAAACCACATCACCGAAGCCTTTCGTAAAGAATTTATCAAAGGCTTAGAAAACCACCCTACTCAGTGGGCAAAAATCGCCATGGAAATTTCGTCCACGACTAAAACCAATACTTACGGATTTTTAGGTAAATTCCCGAAAATGCGCGAATGGGTTGGCCAACGTCAAATTCAAAGTATGCAAGCGCAAGGCACAAGCATTACTAACAAAAAATTTGAATCAACCGTCGGCATTCCGCGCGAAGACATTGAAGATGATCAGGTCGGTCTATATACGCCAATGATGCAATTAGCGGGTCAATCTGCCGCCGAATTACCTGATGACGAAGTATTCAGCTTGTTGAAAAAAGGTAAATCTACGCTGTGTTATGACGGTCAGAACTTCTTTGACACAGATCACCCGGTGTTTGAGAAAGTGGACGGCACAGGCAACAGTACCACTCAAGTGAACTTGACTGTAGGTACGGATAACGATGCGCCAACGTTCTATATCGTGGACACCCGTTTGCCGATTAAACCGTTAATCTGGCAAAAACGCACCGCACCGGAAATTGAGCCGAAGTTTGACCCGGCAAAATCCGAACACGTCTTCATGGAAGATGAATACTTATGGGGTGTGCGTGCCCGTGGTGCGGCTGGTTTCGGTTTCTGGCAACTTATCCACCGCGTGGAAAAAACCAAATTAACCAAAGAAAACGTGCAAAAAGTCATTCAAACCATGAAAGGCTTGAAAGGTGACGGTGGCAAAGCATTAAACATTCAGCCGAATTTAATCTTGGTGCCGACAAATCTTGAATACGCGGCGAAAGAATTGTTCGCGACCAAAATGATTAACGGCACAAGCAATATCCTTGAAAACGAATTGGAAGTGCTTGCATCCCCATTCGTCAACGAATAACCAAATGGGCGGGAAACCGCCCTAGGAGTTAATTATGGCTAAGAAAAACCAAAAAGACGAAGTAGCGCAAGACGTGCAAACAGCACCGGATGAACAGGCGCAAAACCAAGTCGAAACCAGTGCGGATAACGCTGAAAGTGCGCCCAAAAGTGCGGTCGAAAAACACGATGAATCGGGCGACAAAGAAGGGCAAGTGATTGTGCCAATCGGTTATTCGGTGAAATTGCGTGAAATCCATCCACAGGCAACCTATGGGCGTTGCGGTTATCGTTTTAACAAAACCGATGCGGTTTACATCGCAGCGGATGACTTAACGGCTGAACAAACTTTAACGCTTGCGGAAGACCCTTGGTTAGAGCTTGTTCCGGTGTGTGAGGATTAAATCATGTATGCAACGGTAAAAGATTTCGTTTTGCGCATCGGGGAGTTTCAAGCAATCCAACTGACCGACCGTGACCGCGAAGGTGTGGTGAATGAAAGCGTGCTGACCATTGCGCTCTCTGACAGCACAAGCCAAATCGACGGTTATTTAAGTGCGCGTTATCGCTTACCGTTGCCGACAATCCCTCAAAACCTCACCCGTATTTGTTGCGATTTAACCCGCTATCGTTTGGCGAGCATGTCTGAAGTGACGATTACTGACGAGATTATCACGCGCTATAAATTGAGTTTAAAAGAGCTTGAGGACTTGGCGGCAGGAAAGATTTCTCTCGGTATAGACATTGAGGACGAGCAACAAAGCGACGGCAATGTGGTGATGTTTACTAATCCGAACAATAGGATTTTTGGCCGTGATAACCGAAATTGAAAATGCATTGGTTGACCGCTTAACGCGAGGTCTTGGACAGCTTGCTAACACGGTGAAAAGCTATGGTGGTGAGCTGGACGATGAAAGCCTGGGTACCGGGCGTTTGCCAATGGTGTTGGTGACGTTTGGCGGTGCACGAATTGAGCAGATGACGGTGCGAGGCAATGCGTTTCGTACCACTGCCAAGTTTGTGGTGATTGTTGCAGTGCGCTCATTACGTAGCAATCAAGCAGCACGACAAGGTGGTGTGGATAAGCGAGAAATCGGCGCAAATCAGTTGATTTATGCAGTGCGCCGCTTGCTGGATACTCAACGCTTGGGCGGATTAGTTAAGCCGTTAAAACCGCTGGCGATCCGGACGTTGTTTAATAATGCGCAGTTTCGCACAGAGAAAGTCACGGCATATGCCATTGAGTACGAAGCCGCGTTTGATGATGTCACCCCGCTGGAAGACGGTTTGTATCCGGAAGAAACACAAGACCCGACAAGTCCTGATTTTGTGTTTACCCATTATGCTGCCGAACTCTCCCCGGCGTCGCCAACCCTCGAGCAGGTGGACGGCAAACTGTATGACCCGAACAACAATGCCGAGGTCGGCTTTAGTGTAAAAACAAAGGATAAAAAATGATTGTAAAAGCAGCCCCCGGGGTGAAAGTCCCTTTAGAAAATCAGCCGTATGCCTACATTGAGCAGGAGCCGGTTGAAGTGGATGATTCAGTTTATTATCAGCGCAGAATCGCTGATGGTGACTTAATCGAAGTGCAACCAACCCGCAAGCAAAGAGGTGCAGGCAATGACTAACATTGAATTTGAAAAAATCCCGAACAGCTTACGCAAACCGGGTGTTTATACGGAGTATAACGCCAAGGGCGCGGTAACTACTCTGCCGACTAATGAGCAAGAGGTGTTAATTGTTGCGCCAATGGTGGGCGGTGCGACGGCATTTACCCAACCGGTGCGTGTGTATTCCGACCTTGACGCGGAGCAGGCATTTGGTGCAGGTTCGTGGGCGCATTTAATGACGCGCATGGCGATTACTAACAACTCTCTGATCCGTTTATCTGTTATGGGGTTAGCGGATAGTTCTTCCGGTATCGCGGCAAGTGGTAGTTTGGTGTTGACCGGGACAGCTACTAGTCAAGGTGTTATGACAGCAACGATTGCCGGTATTGACTACAAAGTCGCTGTGGCAAACGGCGAAAAAGCCAAAGATGTTGCCGCCCGATTAAACGCTGTGATTAATGGTGCGACAGATTGCCCGGCAACGGCATCTGTAAATGAAAGCACGATTACTTTAACCGCAAAATGTAAAGGCGCCATCGGCAATGAAATTAATTTAACCGCAACAAACACGGCTAAAGACATGACATTGTCCGCAACCGCTTTTGCCAACGGCGCAGAAAATGCGGATTTAGCCCCTGCATTAGCAAGTGTTGCCGGTACGCATTACCACGTCATCATTTCGCCGTTTGCGGACGATAAAAACGCGAAAGCCTTGCGTGACCATTTGGAATCCGTGTCCGCGCCGTTAGAGAAAAAACCGGCTATCGGTGTGTTGGCATGGCGCGGCAGTATGGCGACCGGCACCACTTATACCGAAAAAATCAACAGCGAGCGTATCACTTGTGGTTGGTACAAAGGCGCGATTGAATCTCATGCCTTAATTGCGGCAGGTTTTGGTGCGGTGATTGCGGGCGAAGAAGACCCGGCACGTCCGTTAAATACGCTGGAAATTAAGGGCTTGACGGAAGTTGACCCAACTCAAACCCCGTTATTAACCGAAGCCAATCAGGCGTTATATCACGGTTTAACCCCGATTACCGTTGTAAATCATCGTGTCCGCATTATGCGTGCGATCACCACTTACACCAAGTCGGCAACCAATACCGATGACCCAAGCTATTTGGATTTAACCACAATCCGCACGCTTGACTATACGCGCAAAGCGATTGAACAGCGCATTGAGTTGCGTTTTCCGCGCGCCAAGTTGTCTGCACGTACACCGGACAAAGTGCGGTCAGAAATTCTGGACGTTTTGTTACGCCTGGAAAACGAAGAAATCTTGGAAAACGTGGCACAACACAAAGCGAAATTGTTGGTGAAACGTAACGGCGTTGACCCGAACCGCTTGGATTGTGTAATCCCGACCGATGTGGTTAACGGATTGCATATTGTCGCCAACCGTGTTGATTTGATTTTATAGGAGGCATAAATGGCCCAAGAATTTGCAAGTCTTGGCATTGTCGAAGTGGACGGCCAAGAAATTGACTTAACCAAGTTAGACGTTCGCACCGTCACCGGTCGCAAACCGGTGAAAACTATTAACCGCAAAGGACGTGTGAAAGGCTTTGCCAAAGGTATTGTCGAATATACGTTATCTATCACTGTTGCGGTGCCTTTAAACTCACCAGAACCCGATTGGGATAATGTGACGGATGCCAAAATTACTGTAGAGGAAGAAGACGGTACACGAACCTCATACACCGGCTGTTTTACCACGGAAATCGGCGAAAGCTATACCGTAGATAGCGAAAAAATGCGCGATTTGCAAGTGGTAGCCTTAGACAAGGTTAAAGAATAATGAAAACTCGTTTGAAACTTGGCGTGCTGTATAACGGCACGCTACATCATGACGTGTTAGTCAAGATTTTGACCGTGGGGGGCGAATGCCAAGCTCTGGAAGTTATCAACGACCTCGGGTTAAGCGAAAAAGAAACGTTAAGCACCGCAGAACAAATGCTGGTTGATTTAGCGTATCTGGCACAGCAAGTCGAGTTTGATGGCATTCCGCGCGAGGCTGTGACTCCGGCATTCTTGCTGGATAACCTTGCTACTGATGATTACGTGTTGATTAACAACGAAATTAATCAACTGCGAAAAAAGCGCATGGGCGTTTCGGAAAACCTGGAAACGGCAAACGAAGCGTAAAACGGCGCAATGTCAGCGAGGTGTGGCAGGCGTATGAAAACTACCGCTCGGCAACGATTTTACTAGGTAAGTTTGGATTTACTGCGCAAGCCGTCTGGGATATGTGTCACGCGGAAGTCAGCGCATGGATTAACAGCTATTTAGCGAGTCAAGGCGCGAAAAGCCAACAACACACCGAAGAATCTACGACGTCCTATGTTTTTAAGCGTCGTAAAAATAAGGGGGCGTAATGCCCCTTTTTTATTGCTGTTAAATTACGTTTAAACAAGGTTTAGAAATGTCAAATATGGATCTCTCTCTAACACTCAAAGCCAAAGACTACGCCAGTGGTGTAGTGAAAAGTGTGGAAAACAGTGTTAGCAAATCAACCAAAAATATTGAAAACCAAGCCCAGCGCAGTGCCACCACGCAACAAAGAGCGGTTAGACAAACGGCACAAGTGACGGAGCAAAGCTACCGTCAAATCCAACAAGCGGCACGCAACCGCGAAATGCTTGGCGTGCGTAGCGAACGCAGTATCCAGAATGAAATCATGCGCACCCGCGCGGCATACGACCAATTAAAACGCAGTGGTATTGCTTCCGGTCGAGAATTAGACCGTGCCGCTTTGGCAACAAAACGCCGTATTGCGGAGCTAAATGCGGAAATGGGCAAAGTCTCCATGGGGCAACGTTTAGGCAACATCGGGCGTGGCATTGCCGGTTTAGCAGCGGGTGCTACTGCGGCCGGCATGGTGTTGGCGCAACCGATGAAAAAACAAATGGATTATGACCGCTCTCTTGCGATGACAGCTAACACCGCATTCGCCGAGCGTGACGTGGCGGGGCGTATTGCCGGTAAAGCGGAGCTAAATAGCGCGGTAAAAAGTGCGGTAGAAATCGGCGGCGGAACTAAGGAAGATGCCTTGGGTGCATTAGATACTATGTTGGCCTCCGGTGCGGTAAAAGCCGATACCGCCATGAAACTATTGCCAACACTACAAAAAGGCGCAACCGCAACGGGTGCAAGTACCGACGACTTGGCGAAAATCGCGATTTCGGCGATGCAACAGTTTGACATCAGCGAAGATAAGATCGGCGAAGTGTTAGATAAAGCCGTGGCGGCAGGTCAGGCAGGTAACTTTGAATTGGCGGATATGGCGCGCTGGTTGCCTCAACAAATGGCAGCGGGTAAATCTGCCGGCTTAAAAGGTATGTCGGGGTTTGAGGCATTATTGGTCGCCAACCAACAGGCTCGCGTGACTGCCGGTACATCGGACGAAGCGGGAAATAACTTAGTCAATCTGCTTGCCAAATTAACCTCAAAAGAAACCAACGACCGCTTTGAAAAACTGAAAATCAAAGGCAAAGACGGCAAAGAACACGGCGTGGACTTTATCGGCTCTATGGAAGCGCAAAAGAAAAAAGGCAAAAACTCCATTGAAGCCTTTATGAGCATTATGGATCAGGTGATTGGTCATGATGATAAATACCGCGAATTACAAAAAAAACTCAAAGGCGCGAAAAAAGAAGACCAAGCAAAACTGTTAGACGAAATGACGAACTTGGTGGAAGGCACGGCTATTGGGCAAATCATTTCTGACCGCCAAGCCTTGATGGCATTATTAGGTATCCGCAATAACGTGGATTTAGGCAAAGAGGTAAAAGAAAGCCTGGATAAAAGCGAAGGTGCAGTGGATACCTCTCATGCAGTGATTAAAGACACTAACAGTTACAAAACCGAAGATGCGAAAAATAACGTTGATTTTGCCCAAATGGAAGGGATGAAAGGCTTTAATGATGCCTTAGGTGATGTGAGTGTGAAAATCGCTGAATATGCCAAAGCTTATCCTGATTTAACCGGCAAGATTGTGACTGCCGGCACGGTGGTTGCGGCGTTAAGTGCTGCCGCTATTACTGCGGCAGGGTCTTTGCGATTATTGGGAGGTAAAGGCGGTTTAGGGATTGGTGTTGGTGATGTCTTGAGTAAAGGTGCAGGCGTAACCGGTGCGGCCGGTGGCGTTGCAACTGCGGCACATACAGCGAAAATGGGACGGCTGGCGAAGTTTGGACGTGGCGGTTTGCCGTTGCTAGTGTTCGGCGCAATGTTGGAAGGTTCAGAAAATTATGCGCCTTACATGGCACAGCAAGAAGAACAACGGGAAGCCTTTGACGAACAACACAAAGACGCAAAACAGAAATTCTATGCCGCTGCTTATCCGAATAAATCAGTGTTTCAATACGCCCCATCTGTCCCAACGCCTGAAAAGTCAGTTTGGTCTTTAGCAAGTGGCGGTTATGCGCTTGGTGATGCGGCAAAGCGTAAAGAGATTGCCGATGAGCGCTTAAAACGAGGCACATTAACGCAAGATGAATATAACCGCCGTGTGCAAGTGCCGGACTATAAAACCGAGTTTCAACAGCTTGGAAATACGATTACAGAAGGCATGAAACAAGCTGTAGAAAGTCAAAATTTCACTATTCAAAACCAAATTCGCGTGGACTTAGACGGGCGGACAATTGCCGAAAGCACGTCCGAAAACCAATACCGCGAACTTAAACGGGGGTAAAAATGAAAGGTTGGACAATGCCGATTCAGCAGGCATCTTATCGCGGCGTACGGTTTGATGTGTTGAGTGTGGATGATAATTTAGAACGCGCCACCACTACGCACGCTTATCCATTTGTCAACGGCGGCGATATTGAAGATTTAGGTTTAAATCCGCTCACTATCCAACTGCAAGCGGTGTTTTATGGTGAGGGGTATTACACCGATTTTAAACGCTTTTTATCAGCCCTGGAAAAACAAGGTGCGGCGGTGTTGGTACATCCGATTCGCGGGCGGTTGCAAAATATGCTTTGCACCTCTGCTTATTTTCACCATGAAGCGGATTTTGTGGACTATGTCACGGTCAGTTTAAGTTTCCAAGAAGCCACGCCGGCAAAACCGATCTTCCTGTTTAATTTTTCTGTGCTTGGTTTGATTGATGAGTTATTAACTAAACTCGAAGACTTGGTAGATGATGTATTAGAGCTATATAGCACCTTTATGGAGGGGATTTCGTTTGCCGCCAATGTCAAATCACGTTTATTAGGCTCGTTTGGCGCGCTTTACGGCTGTTTTGAGCAAGTGCGCGATATGTTTGACATGGACAAGAAAAAGCACGTTATTTCCGCTAATACACCGAATTCTAAAGAGGCGTTTAAACAACAAGGCGGCAATGCCGTGCGTGACATTGCGAGCATGATTCACGACGGCTTAACCGCGATTTCCAACCGTGATGACTTAACCGTGCGTGCGAAATTTGATGAAGTCACCCGCACAGTGAAAAGCCTGTTAGAAATTGCACCGAATTTAAGCAATGGTAAAAACAGCAAGTCCAACAAGTTGAAATCATTAACCTCATCTTTGACCGCACAAGACACAAAAGAAATCTTCTGCGCCGTGCAGTTGTTGGCGACGGCGACTGTCTTGAAAATCGCCACACAGTTTATTGAGGACGATTCGTTGATTCCGTCCGAAATTGATTACATTGTGACGGAATCGCGCTTGCAAGCCTTGGCAACGTTGAATACCGTGCGTGCGTTAGTGGCAGAAGAACAGCAAGCGATGACATTGCGTTATGCCAAAGATGATTTCGGGTTGATGTCATTACAAGCGGAAAAACGCAATGGTGCAAGCCGATTGCAAACACCGAATACCGGGCTTTATACACAAGCCTACAACACAGCGGAAAAACTGCGTCAACAAAGCCACAAATTGACTCAGCTTGCGTTGGCCGCGATTAACCGTAAGCCGCCTTTAATTATTCGTACGGTGGAATTTGATAGCACGATTCAACAGGTGGCGCACGCCTTTTATGGCGACTACACCCGCGCAAGCGAGTTGTTGCGCCTGAATCCGCACATTCGTTACCCGAATTTTATTGCACGTGGTGAGGTACTCAATGGCTACGCAAAATAACGGCTATCCGTTTAACAATGAGATTGTGGTTGAGATTGACGGCAAACAGCACAAAAATTGGAAAAGCTACGACATTGACAGTGATTTCCTGATTCCTGCGGACGCCTTTAATTTCAGCCTTGGTGTGCCGTCAGACAATACCGTGCTGGCGGATTATTCCGGCAAAACTGCAAAAGTGCTGATTAACGGCGAATTGGTACTGACGGGCATTGTTGACACGACACAACATTCCATCTCAAAAACAGACCGCACTTTTAGTTTAAATGGGCGCGACAAAGCGTCTATTTTAGTGGATTGCTCCGCACCGATTACCAACGTCAAAGGCTTGACAGTGCTAGACGCCATTAAAAAAATTGTGGAGCCGTTGGGCATTAAAAAAGTGGAGCTTCGGGCGGAATCTAACCCGACGTTAGACAAGGTGGACATCAACATTGGCGAAACAGCGTGGAATGCACTAATTCACTGCGCCAATTCGGCGGGGTTGCATGCATGGTTTGACCCTGCCGGCACGTTGATTGTCGGTGGTGCAGACTACTCCACGCCACCTGTGGCGACGTTGTGTTGTGCAAAAAACGGCAAACGCAACAACTTCACGCAAGCAAGCCTGACCACTGATGTGTCGCAAAGTTTTTCGGAGATTACGTTTTTAGCGCAACGGCATGGACGCACCGGTGACGACAACAAGAACGATCTAAAATGGGTGTTTAAAGATGACGCCATTGAGACTTATAAGCCGAAAACCGTAATTGTATCCGATGTGGAAAACTTGGAAGCTCTGAAGAAATGGGCGAAAAAGTACATTACGGACAGCATTTTAAACAGCTTTACTTTGACCATCACCGTGCCTGACCACAAAACCCAAGATGGTGTTTTGTGGACGCCTGGGCAACGGGTGCATGTCATCTGTGAAGAATACGACATTGACGCGATTTTTTTTCTAATGGGGCGCCGTTTTTCATTAAGCCGTAATGGCGGCACGACCACGGAACTGCGCTTAAAACAAGACGGTGTGTGGACGCCGGATGCGTATGTGAATAAATCGAAAGCCGCACGCAAACGGAAGGGTAAAAAAGGCGATTTAATTGTATTGGATGGGGACTAATATGCGACGATTAGGACAAGCAATAAGACAACAAACCGAAACCGCCTTGGGTGCTGTGCGCCAAGCCTTTCGCGGGACGTTGAATTTAGTCAAAAGTGCGGACAATATTCAAAAAGTGCAGGTGTCCGGATTAGCGAACGAAACCTTACAAGACGTGGAGTTGATGCAACAATTCGGCTTAACGTCCGTGCCACCTGCCGGCACGCAGGTGGTAGTGTTACCTATGGGGGGCGAAACTACCCATTCCATTGTTATCGCGACCGAAAATGGATCTTTCCGGGTGAAAAACTTGCAATCAGGCGAAGTGGCAGTTTATGATGAAAGCGGTTCAAGCATTATCTTAAAAAAAGGTCGTTTAATCGAAATTGATTGCGATACACTGAAAATCACGGCATCCACTAAAGTGGATATTCATAGCCCGCTTGTTGAAACCGACCGCGTATTGACCGCACAAGGACAAATTAACGGCAATGGCGGCATGGCAATTCAAGGTGGTTCCGGAGCGACATTTAGCTGCGATGTGACGCAAACCGGTGGCAGTTTCGAAACTACCGGCGATGTGACAGCATCCGGCAAATCCCTTGTTACCCATACTCACCAAGGCGACAGTGGCGGCATGACAGGACAGCCACAATAATTCAAACAAGGCGGGAGGAAGTCCATCACCGCCTTTTTCATCTTCTTTTCTTTTACTCTGCCAGCATGGACAGAGAAATCAGCCCGCTTACCGGGGACTACACAAATCAACACATCAGTACACTGCAAAATGCTGTGTATATCAGACTGACTACGCCATTAGGCTCGTGGTGGGCAAATGGGCGTGTAGGTTCTCTGCTCCATACTATTCAGCGAGAAAAAGATTTAAGCCGCGTGGGCATGTTGGCGCAACAATACGCCGAAGAAGCGTTGCAACCGTTACTTGATGACGGGCGCGCAAGCGAAATTGTTGTTACGCATGAGCAACCGCATAACGGCAAAGTGATCCTTTCTATATCTGTGACCGACAGCCGGGGCGAACAATACACGTTTAAACACCCCGTAAACGTCATTTAAAAGGTGTTTAAATCGTGTTTATCGTACCCACACTCGAAGAAATCCGCGACAGTATCTTGCGCGATTATCAGACTTATTACCCAAACGCGGACATATCCGAAGACAGTGACGCTTATGCGCGTGCCAGTAGTTTAGCGGCATGCGCGGAAGGAATTTACGCCCATCAAAAATGGCTAATTAAACAGTTTTTCCCCGACACCGCCGATACCGCATTTTTAGAAAAACATGCGGGATTACGTGGTTTACGCCGTCGTAATGCAACTTATTCAGCAGGCAAAGGCGCTACTGTTAGCGGTAACCCTGACGCGGTGATTGCCGTAGGGTTACAAATCAAAACCGAAGACGGGCGTTTTTACGAAACAACCGAAAGTGCGGTGATTTCCGCCGGTGGTTCTGCGGTTGTTGCGGTGCGCTCTCTTGCTACTGGCGCGGCGCAAAATATTAAAACCGCTACAAAAGGATCGTTTATGGCTGCGCCCGTTGGCGTTAGCTCGGATGTTGTACTAAATGACGTGGTAGGTGCGACGAATGCAGAAAGCGATAGCTCATTATTGGAACGTTTACTCAATAAAATCCGCCGACCTGCTGCAGGTGGCAATAAATACGATTACAAAGACTGGGCGTTAGAGGTGGACGGCGTGGAACAAGCGTATGTTTACCCGCTACGCCGCGGGCTTGGAACAGTCGATATTGCAATTACGGCCGATAATGATGTGCCAAATGATGACACAGTGCGTCGCGCGCAGGCTTATATTGATGATGAACGCCCGGTGACAGCAAAAGAAAGCAAAGTTGTTAAACCGGATGTGACAAAAGTCAATTTTAACATCCAGGTCAAAATTAGTGGCGTGGCATTAAATGACATTAAAACCGCTATTCGTAATGCTCTGACTGATTATTTTAACGGTTTAATTCCGGGTGATGACTTGATTGTGTCGCAATGCGAAGCGGTGGTGAGCGATTTAATCGGCGTGGTTGACCGCCGTTTTGTTGCCCCGAATGCCAACCGCAAAGCGGACGTTATCAACAAAATCGAATGGTTTCGCTTGGGCGAAATCACCGTGACGGAGATGGCTTAATGCAACACGCCAACGTATTAAAACAGCTTTATCCGCCCGTGAGTTATAACATCAACGGCGAACACTTTATCGCACAATGCGAAGTGGACGGTAACGCATTTGACCGCTTACAACAAAGTGCGGTGGAAATTTTAAATGTTATTGAACCTGCTACATCAAACCAAATGTTAGCTGATTGGGAGCGTATTTGCGGGATTAAAACGGATTTAAGCAAGTCTTATCAAGAGCGCGTTAAACGCGTCATCGTACAACTTAATGCCGTGGGTGGCTTGTCTATCCCATACTTCACACGCATTGCCGAAAGTATCGGTTATCAGATCCAAATTAAAGAGTTTTCGCCTTTACAAAATGACCTGCCTAATCCCGGTGACTTGGTGCAATTTCGCAACGAGCCACGCGAGAGCTTGATTTATATGTGGCGGGTGACGGTGTTAAACGGCGATGACAATATTGTGTATTTCCGTGCGGGTAGTTCCTTTGCCGGTGATCACTTGGTTGAGTTTGGTGATCCGATTATTGAGGAGTTCTTCCGCGATTTAAAACCCGCTCACACATACTGTTACTTTGCATATCAATAGAGACCAAAAATGAAAACTTTACTACCCGAAATTGATTCCCCGGATAAACGCTTTCATGCGGGCAACCCTGCCACTGGCGAGCAAGGCACACGCGTGACAGACACGTGGCTAAATGACGTGCAAGACTGCGTGCGCGACGTGCAAGCCGAAGCGCATTATGTGTTGCTCAAAGCGGGATTTACCCCGAGAGCAGAAACACAAACGCAGTTATATCAAGCGATTGTGAAAATCATTGATGATAACAGAAAGTCCGCCAGCATAACGCAAAAAGGCGAAGTACGATTGACTAGCGATACGGGGTTGGATAGCGAAGAACTCGGCTTAACAGCAAAAGCCGGTAAAGTACTAGCGCAAGGCCTTGCCGCTTTACGTCTTGCGCTGAATAACTACATCCCAAATAACAAGAAAAATTCAAGGGTGGATAGCGATAGCACAGATGATGTTGCTACGCCAAAAGCGGTTAAGACAGCTTACGAAAAAGCAGTTGCCGCCGAAAATCTTGCAAAAACAAAATGGACAGCCAAAGCCGCAACCGAAACCACCGCGGGCATTTTGCCGATTTCACACAAAACCGACGGTACGGCCGAAGACAAATTCGCTTCCGAATTTGCTGTAGGCGAGAAAGCTGACCGTAATCATAAGCACGAAGTATCTGATATTGTTGATTTTAATAATAGCGTGACGGGGTTGATTAAAAATGTCGTGCGCAAAACGTATCAACAAACAAAACAACATAAAAAGAAAATAAAAATCCGAGTAAGAAAAGGGCATGGTTACGTTTATGAAGACGGAGAAGAAACAATTAATATTCAAACCGAAGGGACTATGACAGTTTACCCAAACGGAAAAATTGAACAAATTATTGCCTTTCGTAATTTTTCGCCGACATGGTTTGGAGCAGAAACAAACGACAACGCGTTACACATCCCTGTGCAATTATGGTCATCTATGCCGAATAAAGTGGATTACGTCACTGTGTTTTTAAACAAGACAAAATCTGGCGCCCAATATGCAAGCGAAGCAACGGAATGGATTTTAGGTTGGGCTGAAGATATACAAGAGCAAATCAAAGATAAAGTCACAATTCGAGCAGTGCGTTGGACGGGCGGTCAAGATGAACCCGTAGATTTAATCATTAAAGTAGAGGGCTATTAAATATGTATTTGCTAAAAATCATTGATAAAGACGGGCATTTTGAACTGATTGATAGCGATTTTATAGAGCTTTATAACATCGACAAATCAACGCTTATTGAGTTGACAGACACGCAATATGCGCATTATTTAACGCTCAATTCAGACGACATCAAATTTAAAGACGGCACGTTTCATGCCCGCCCGTTCCGCCCATCGGCGGCGCACGAATGGGACGGCAAAGCGTGGGTGATTTCACAGGAAAAAATGACCGCACTTTT